AGGTCGTCCTCAGGATCTTCTTTGCGCATGCTACGGTTGTACGCCCGGATGGCCTGATGCTCGTTGAAGTGCTCTATCCGGTGACAATTGGCACACAAGACCTCACAGCGCTTTACCTCCTCGTAGGCCTGCGCAAAACAATTGTCCATCACCAGCCGATTAACATCTTTCTTCGTCCCGTCCCGCGTGGGATGGTGAAAGTCAATGATCGCCGGGTGCGATGCACCACACCGCGAACAAACAAGCGTGCTCTTGTACTCTAACCACTTGGCGCGGTTCTTTCTGCGCAAGGCATTGACCGCGTCTTGAATCACACGTTTATTGTTCTCATAGTACTTCTTACCGTACTCGCGGTTCTTGATCTTTCGGGTCTCAGGATCCTTGTACGGCATGGCGTTCCTCGTTAGATGGGTGTGGGGGACTTGGATAACCCCAATCGTCGAAAAAGGGCGCCCCCACAAGGCAATCGTACCTCGGACCACGGGCCAAGGAAAGTTAATCATCATACGGATGATGGTTAACTCGGCTAGGGGGATCAATTCAAACTTGACTAAATTACTCGGGAGTTAATCATCATTGGTATGACGAGTAACTCGGTGGGGGGATCAAGTGTCGCGGACCACGGACCACGAAAGCTACTATAGTGTTCTGCCATAGAAATTTTTTAACTACACACTTTTTTTAAAGCCATTTTAGACGTAATTGACGTAATCTTGGCTTTAAGTAATTGATTTATATAGATAATTAGCATTACACTGAGGATTACGTTAAAGTAATACTTTAACTCTAGACGTAATCTTACCCTATATACTGTTGTACAGAAACAACTCTACGAGCCCTACGTCCGGTTTTTTGTGAAAATCTTGTGTAGTGAAAAAATTTCTGTGGAGAAAACTATATAGGGGTTTCTGAGGTTTTATCTGTTGACAAACTACACAAAGGGTGTATAAAATACACGGAAAGGAGGAGAAGGTATGAAAGTCGTTCCAGAAATCTATGATCAACTGCCAGACAACCCCGTGGAGATGCTTTTGATCGCTTTTGGGTCGCAAGACGCGATCGCAACGTTTTGTGCAGTATCGCCCCAAGCTGTTTGGAATTGGAAGGATCGGGGGGTCATCCCCTATGTTCATGTAGAAAGCTTAAGCAAATATTCCGGTGTCCCAACTTGGATGCTATGCCCTAAACATTTTGAGAAAGGAGAAATGGATGGTGATGTTCGGATTTTTAATGAAGGTAATCGACAAGATTGATGAGCAACGAGATCAAGCGATCGATAATTTAATTACCAAGACTACTTATTACGGCTTGGATGGATCAAAAACCCCGGGTAAGGCAACTTGGGGGACTGTAGCGGATACCATGGAGGCAAAGTTTGTTGAAATCTATGCTGGGGCTAATGGGACGATAACGTTGACTGAGGCGGCCCGGGAAGCGGGATATCCGGAATCAATGTGCCGAAAAGTAGGATCAGAATTAACCAACCCGGAGAAAAACCCTCATGTCGTCCAAGCCATCCAAAAGCGGCAGGCTGAATTAAATGCGAAGTACGGCACAACATTTGAGAGGCACATGAAGGATTTGCAGTACATCCGGGATAAGGCAATTGAATCCGGGGCATGGGCGGCGGCAGTACAAGCGGAATATAGACGAGGCCAAGCTTTGGGCACAATTTATATTGACCGCAAAGAGATCCGGCATGGCTCAATTGATTCTATGAGCAAAGAAGAAGTGCAGAAGAAACTGGAAGCACTTAGAAAGCTTTATCAGGGCAGTCCGGAAGTGGTGGACGTGCAGATCACAGAATCGATTGAGATGGAAAAGAAAGCAGACCATACAGAGGAGTTTTTAAATGACGAAGAAGCCGGAAGCGAGCTTTTATCAGAAGATGAAGAAGGGGATGACGGGGTCGAAGATAACCCGCGTTGAATCTTGGGTGAATCTTGGCATCCCGGATTGTATTGTCGCTTTAAATGATGCGTTTCATTTGGTCGAGTTGAAGGTCGCCGATGCGAAGGGGAAAGTGAAGGTCAGCCCCCATCAGGTGGCTTTTCACTCCCGGCATAAAGGCTGTCCGGTTTGGCTATTTGTGCAGTACGACAAGGGGCGTAAGGCTAAGCTATTAATTTATCCGGCGTGGCAATCTTACGAGGTGGCGAAGATGGGCATCTTTGTGCCGCCAGTCTTAGAACAGTCTTATCCATGGGATTGGGAAGGGGTCGAAACTTTTTTGAAGAAAGCACTTGACAAGGTGTAGAAAGTACACAATACTTGTGATTCATACAGAAGAAAGGAAGTGAAATATGCCTAAACTTTTTGACGTAGTTATCCAAGCCCGGATAACTAAAACTATTCGCGTGGAAGCAAAAGACGTAGACGAGGCGTATGAATTAGCCCATGAGTCTTTTTCTGTGTTGAATGATGGCTTTGAAGAACGCTATGAGCAAGAAACTATAGAGCTCATGGAAGTGGGGGACTCAAATACCTCTGTTGATCACGAGGAAGGATGCCCTGCAATAGATGGCTTTGGGTGTAGTTGCGGAGAGGAGCGTAAAAATGACACGCAATGATTTTAAATCGCAGTTGGAAATGGTATGGGGGATGCTGGAGGGTTGGCGGGATCATCACCCCGAAGGCACACAGCACAATGACGAGTTTTGGAACGAGGTCTGTACCGCGATGGCATGGATCGAAGAGGATTTAGAGGCCGCCTATAACGGCGCAGAAAGGATGGACTAATGAGCGCGTTTTTTGAGTGGGACACCGAGCCCGTAGTTAAATCTATTCTTGCCGAACTGGCGAAACAAGGGCGCAGTATAAATCCGGAGGATCACCCGATGGGCCAAGATTCTTGGGATGAAATCACAAGAATAGACTTGCCCGATTATTTGGGGCTTAAGTATTTTACGGACGAATGGGACGTGAATATTTGGGACAACGATGGGGAATTAACTGTGACGGCCTACCCGGTCTATGACGGAGTGACTGAGTGTAGTGCTTGGTTGACTTGCTCAACCCAACCCGTGGAGGAATGGAAAAAATGACTATTTACACTTTAGGCCCGGACGATATGCCGACCTGCCCAACTCATGGCACGCGAGTAGTGACTGACTTTTTTGTGGCTGAGGATGGTTTAACTTACGAGCGCGGCAAGTGCCCGTTATGCAAAAAAACTTATTCTTTTTGGGTGGAAGATCCGGAAGTTGTTGGTGGTCAATTTTTGACCAGTTCTTAAATGAGAATAACTCTTATTTTGCAGGCCCTTTAATGCAAATGAGATTAATTCTCATTGGGGTTACGGGAGAGCAAAAAACTAGGCAAGTGGTCTTTTTGCCTTGAAAAGGGAAAAAGTTTTGGTTCTTTTTGGCCCGTGGGCCATGGTGCGTGGTTCTAAAATGGCGTGCCCGCGCCCGCGCGGGCTGCTGGTCAATTATTGACCACTAGTTTTTGGTCAAGTATTAAGTGTATTTTTTAAACAAGTATGTTATAGTGGCGGTTCATACTTAAATACAGGGGTTCACCATGCTAAAAACTGTCGCTGTATCCTCGAATAAAAAGACAGGCCCGATTGCCGTAACGTATCGGGCCGGGGTCCACGAAACTTATGGCACGTGCCCTAAAACGTGCGGATTAAATCCGGCTCCGGATACGGGCGCCGATAAAATCGACCATGAGTATTTGAACGCGCTATTAAAAGCTGTGCCACGTAATGGCGTGGCGTGGACTTATTCGCATTTTCCGGCAGATCAATTGCCAATGCCCGAAGCTAACCGCACAATAATTAATGCAAGCTGCGACGATATGGACGCGGCAGTAGAAGCGCACAATAAAGGGCGGCCCGCTGTGGTGGCCGCTCCGCTCGGGACCGATTGGTCCGGTGGCCATGAATATCGTGGCGTTAAATTTATTCAATGTCCGGCAGAGCTCGCCGATAATTTCACGTGCATGCAATGCGGAAATGGTAAGCCCTTATGTGCGCGTGGCGACCGGGACTATATTGTTGTATTCGTGGCGCATGGTACGGGGGCCAAGAAAGTTGGCACGTGCGATAAAGGCGGATGCTACGCGGCCCAAGGACCTACGGCCATTCAATGGCATGGCACGCGCAAAAGCGGCGCGGCCAATGATGCGGAAGCCCTGGTGCAATTTGTAAAAAGCTTGCCGCCGGGGTCCATGCTCCGTCACCATGTGGCGGGCGATATTGGGCGGGCGGCATGATTGCCGTATTTATTGCGGCCGGGATAATTTATTTGCTTGACAGGATGCTGGAATAATGTTCTAATTATTCCAGCGTCACTAATCGGTGGCGCATTCATACAGGAGAATTAAAAATGGCAAGATA